ACATTATGCGTACCTCTGGATTCCATGCCGGCCTCGATGTACAGTCCTTTTAATCACTAAAAAGCATAACCCAACTAAATTACCGTTTAGTCGAGTTATAACCGGCTGCCAGTCAATTAATGGTTCGTGGCGTGCGACTGCTGTCAGCAACCACGGTGAAACTGGCGCCTTTCGAGGCTGGCGTTTGTGTACCTGGGGTTGATGTCGACGAATAAGCGGATGAAGAATTCGGTCCAGCGGCGGCGGCTCGTCGCTCTGCACCGAGCCACTTCTCGCCACCGCCGCTGGACGATGAACCAAGACAAACAACGGTACGCTGCTCACCACGGTAATGCAGTTCAGCCACGCAGCCGCCATGTGGAAAAATGGCATAACCGGCAGCGAGCATGTCACGGGTGGTTTGAGTGAAAGAACGGTCGCCTTTGGATAGCTCAAAAACGAATATAGTGCCGCGAGTCTCACTGGTGATACTTCCCTTAATAACTATCTCGTAAGTTCCAAAGGGATCGGAAGTTACGCTAGGAAGTGGCACAACTTGCTTATTAGGTAAAATATCAGGAGCCACGTTAGGAGCTTTAGCAGGACCTTGAGAAACAGGAGCTTGAGAAACCGGCGCAGCGGGCTTAGGAGATCCCACAGATAGCGGATTGCTAAAAGCATTAGACCCGTTACGCCAGTAAACAGTGACGAAAATAGCAACCAGTACTCCGAGGAGAATAACAACGCGAGGCGACGCGAGCGCGTTTTTGCCCGCCATGGTGTCTCGGTGTTGGCCGGTTGCTGTTGAGTCGTAGAGCTTGAAGACTCGTTTGTCAATTTTTCTGAGTGCAACGATGTTTGATCCATCGGTAGGTGCCCTATTCTCTTGAGCTGAATGCATGGCCTCCTTGTAGTCTTTAGCTACAAGGAACTTGAGCCACTTACCAAGCAACATCAGGTTAGAGTGCTGATAAGCGGCCTCAGAAGTCTGACGAATATCGGTGTGAACGTACTTAATATTCGGAGTCGTAAGAATAATGTCCCAGTTCCAGTGCCGATGGCGTGTCCAGGCATCAAGGAAGTTCATAGGACGGTCAGCAGCCTTAGCTGCATCCATGCCCTCAGGATAGTCGTAACGCTCAACAAATTTATCTGTCCACTTTTGAGGGAACAGGGTTTGAGCCTCATCGAAGATCATAAAGGCGTTTCGAGGAACCCAATGGAACCAAGTTCTAATTCGTTCCATACCTTCTTGGGACTCGTGATCGATGTATAGAAGATCAAAAGTATCAGGAAGATCAGGAAACAAGCTGTGGAACTTTTCACTGGACATACCCCGTATATTTGTGACGACCAATCGTCCAGCTTTGGCAGCAGGAACAGCGTCATCCCAGACAGCACCGGAAGTTTTGTATGAGCCATTGGGACCGTGATGAATTTTGATAGCCATGTTAATTGGCTCCGGGAATAAACTTCATTGCCCAGCGAGCTGGGATAGCGGAAAAGATCATAGTGAGACCTTGAGGGATCTTGAAAAACGCAAGTGTGGACTGGATGTCACCGGGGATGCTTCCCCATGCTGACTTCACAAGCGCGACCACCCCGCTCTCTTCTGATATTTCTTTAACAACAGTGTATGCAATGTCAAGCATGATGACTTTGAATTGCAAGTAAGAGTAGATAAGCGCTTTCGTTATGATAACGAGAGCATCCTTAAAGAACTGATAAATACCACTGGCCATGAAGTCCCAGATGTACTGGAAGAAAGTATTAGCACTATCAAGCCATGCAGCCAGCCACGAAAGATCCATAAATCACCTATGCAAAGACAATAAACAGGGCGATAACAGCGCACATAAATAGAACTGCTTGGGCTATCCAGTCGAGTGAGCCCGAGTATTTGTCAAGACAGAAACTTATACTTTTACCGAGAACGTTAACAGGAGGTGGGCAGTAAAGACTTCCACCACCACCAAGGGAAAGATCACCAATAGGTGAAAATACACTTTTGAGCTTGTCTAAACCGTCCTTAATCTCATCTTTAGAGTCGTCGATTTTCTTCTGCCATTTTTCATCCTCACCATCTAAAGAGCCTTGTTCGGGGGCTTTAAGCTTGGTTGTCGAGGGGCCATCACCTTCACCACAGTCGGACGTGCAAGTTCCATTACCACCACTGCCAGTGCCAGAGCCGCTACCAGTACCAGAACCACTGCCTGTACCAGATCCAGAACCGGTACCACTACCAGAGCCAGAACCACTGCCAGAACCAGAGCCACTACCTGAACCTGAGCCAGAACCACTGCCAGAGCCTGAGCCTGAGCCCGTACCAGAGCCGGAACCGGAACCAGACCCAGAACCGCTACCAGAACCTGAACCACCGCCTGAGCCGGTATCAGAGCCGGAACCAGTACCCGTGCCAGTGCCAGAATCTGATCCAGATCCAGTGCCAGGCGTAGGAGTAGTGCCAGTATCACCGCCAGAGCCACTGCCGGTATCGGGGGATGGATCAGGAGCCGGAGCTTCATAGGGATCACCTGTAATAGTTACATCAGCAGTGCAGGTAAAGCCTGCACCAGAACCAGAAGCGCGGCAAATGGCTACGCCAGAAATAGAAGTGCCACAACCCCCGATATCAGGAGCATGCGGGGTATCGCTAGATTGATTCCAAGAGTATGACTTTGAAACAGCGCCCTTAGCATCGACGCACTTCTGAGTAGTGGATTTACACTCACCAGCAGACTCAGAATATTCGGTTCCATTAGGGCAAGAATCACCAATTGAGGTGATAGTAGTTCCGGGATAACCAGTACCACCATCAGAGTAAGTAACAGTGCCACTACACTGATATGCCGGAAAACCGTTTTGATAACCAGTAAAAGAAACACCTCCTACAGATCTAGAAACAATGTCACCGCCACGTGAATTTATAAATGATTGACAGGCGGCGAAAGCGCTTGAATATGGAAAACCAGAACCTAAACCATATGCGCGAGTTTCAGCGTAAGAGTAAGAAGAAACTAAAAAGAAAGAGACAGATAGGATAAAAATGAAAAAGCGCATAGAGAATCCATTGTAAAAAAGCCCTCAATAATTTGAGGGCTGAAGTTCATAGATATTCAGCGCACCGGATACCTGAAACCAGTGCGCTGGCCATGAGAACACCGACCAGCGCAGACCAGATCAAGGCTGATTAGACCTTGCGGACAAGAGCGATGATGACACCGACAACAGCCAGGGCACAGACGACGGCAACAACAGAGCCACCGACGCTTTCACCACCAGCCTGAGCAACAGAAAGGGCCGACTGCGCATCAGAGACAGCATCAGCGAATGCAGCAGTGCCAGCGAAAGCGGCAACAGCACCGGTAATGCCAACAACGGAACGACGGAACGAAGGAACGGAACGGAACTTCTGAATTACTTGTTTCATTGTGTTAACTCCTGCGGATTTTCCGCACTTGGGAAATGATGATTCCAGCTGCAAAACCTACTACAAACAAACCGATTGTCCCCCAGAAGAACTGGAGATATATCTCGGTATCAAACCCACCGGTAATAAGCAGTTCTAACTGAGCCTGCTGTTCAGGTGTTACAACATAAGTTTCCGACCAAGTCTGAGAATCGCACGTAGTCACACCATCTGACGAGGTGGAAAAACGACCACATACTAAAACTGACTGGGTTGGCACTTATGAACCCGCCTTATTCATTGCAGCAGAAAGTGGCGGAATATTCTTACGACGACCTTGGCGAGGATCACAGGTGAACTCAAGACGGCCATCACGAACATCGGCAATGACATCGCACTCATAAGTACCCGGCTGAGGAACTTCGGCCGGTGTGGAGGCATAGAAATCAGTTTTCTGTGGATACGGAATGTTTGGCAAGTGAACGAATGCCTGAAACATCGTATACGGTTTTTGAGACTTAGCAGCAACGCCAGAACGCTGAATGCCTGTTACTTCGATAAGCAATGTCATGGACATGGTAAAGCCCCTTACAGTGTAGGCAGCCGAGTACTTAGGCTCGGATTGCAATATGCCCAGCTGGGCGGAATAAGATTTGGTACACGGCGAAAAGTAAGAAACTGACGCTTAGCTATTTGAGACTTGACCTGCTCAGTTGATGCAGCCTGAAGAAACAGACGCATAAGCGAACTAGCGAAAGCAGAATCATCAATGTTGCCAGAGTTAAAATTAGCAATTTCAGCCTCGACTAAATAACGGAGCATCTGATATTGAGACTTGTGCATTATTTTCGCACCATCATGTAAATACCGAAGACGAACAAAATAAAGATTGCGACAATTACATAAATTGGCAAATGGAATGAAAATGAGATGCGCATTAGTAGCCCATCCATTCAGCTACAGAAATAGTGCCTTGCCAACTTGACTCACGATCATGAAACCAAATCTTTTCAGGTTTAACGCCCTGCTCTTTCCGAACTTCAATTACAGCAAGTGTTTCTGCTACTTGCTGGGTCAGAACAGGATTCATGAATTCACGAACGTGGCGCTGCTGTTCAAGCATGCGACGTTGCCCAGGTGATAGCTGAATGCCTTGAAGGCTTACAGTCTTCATGCCGCTAACTGCAAATGGTTGGGCCTGCGATACCAAGCCGGTATGGAAAGAGCAGACTTTGTAACTTCGCGACATTGACGAACAAAAACAGGAGCGTAACGAGAAGTATCACAAGCATTACGGATATTAATGCCAATCCTATTTAAGCGGGCTGCATGAGTTTCAAAAGCACGCTGAGATATGCCGTGAGGACTTCCAGACATCCAGAGAATAGCCTGAGAAGCAGTTGCGTTAGCTGATGCCCTGCCCTTGCAAACACCCTCCTCTATAAGCTTGTCAGCAATACTCATAAGGTCCATTGCAGTCACCTTCATTCGTTGATCAAGACCAAGAAATTCGTTATGTATGGTAGTTAAGCGAGACTCATTAAACATGCCCCAATAGGCGAGCCCTTCACGCTTTAAGTATTCGTTTTTAAGCTCTTGTTCCATGCGAACAACGCCATTAGAAG